CATCATAATCATTGGCGTTGAACTGAAATGGTTCCACATACTGCGTTTGTCTCAAAGCATCAATTGTTTTTTGTAATCGATCTTTTTCTTTTTGTGGTAGATTTGTATAGAATTCAGCCATTATAATCTTGCTCTTTCAGCCACTATTGATACTTCATTGGTGACTCTGTTAATTTTTATGTAGCCTTCGTTGACCAATTTAGTTATATCAGTTAATGCTCTGCTTCTGTAAATATTTTTAGTAGATGCACTGGCTGCTGTGTATTCCACATCACTCTGTGCTATGGTCAATCCTTTCCTAGAGCCAACTAATTTATAATAGATACCGGCTGCCACTTGATCTCTTGCTGATAAGTTATTTTCTAATAGGTTGTAAGATTCTGTGGGACTGAGATAATTTTGAGTATCTATCACAGGATTTGAAATCACAGTGTTATTTTTATTTGTTCGATTATCGATCAATCCCTTGGCACTGGCCAGTGTTGCTCCTACGGCTACTGCTGCCACTGCTGCATTGCCCACAGAAAAATTGCCCACAGGATTGGTTATGGTTCCAGCCTGTTTGCCGATCTCAATCACACCTTCTTTGACAATACCTTTTAATTCTTCTTTGACAGCTTCTTTGGCTTTGATCTTCTTGGCATTGTTGTAGGTGTTGACAGCAGTTAATATAGTTCCCACACTAAAATTATCATTCTGTATGTCACTGATCACACTGCCTATGCCATCCACAATACCACCTGGTCCAAATATAGATGTGGTACCTCGACCCAACACACTCAATGGAGATGGTTCTAAATCATAATGCACAGTTGCAAATCCTGGTACTCCTCTGCCTCCTCCTGCCACAGATGGCTTGACCAATCCCACTCCATATAACACAGTCTCATAGAATATCTGCATGGTGTTGCTCATTATGCCACCACCATCTGCTTGATCTAGATTGTCGTGACTGAAAGAACCAATCACAGGATTGACCAGAGTAAATGATGTGAATCTTTTCTTGTGCAGTGCAAATATGGTTATGTTCTTTAAGAATGGTTGTTTTCTTTTTTGTGCATTGTCCATACCAAACTGTGTGGATGCTTGTAATAATTCATAGGCATTATCTTTGGTCGTATTGACACCACCAGCATTGGCCACTGACAGAGAATCTGATATGTTGTATTCGTAATAGGATTTCCAAAATGCATTCACAGTGTCAGCATTGTCATCGTGGAAAGTTATGGTCACGGGAGAATATTTGATCCTTGTGCCCACATATATTTTTTTATTGTATTGTAATTTTTCTTCCAAATTCATGTCATACTTGGGCAACTCACAACTCTTGACCAACATGTTCAGTTCTAATCTTTCGTTGGTCGTGAATGCTCTGGCCGGCACAGTGTTGTCTATATCGAACACCACATGGAAAAGGAATTTTTGTTTGGGTGCTAATTTAAAATTATCATCGATGTATAATCGACTGGCATGTTGGAAGTCTTTCATGCCTGGAAGACCGTTGCTGAATCCTGATAAGAAATTATTAATGCTTGGCATACCCTATATTTATAGTCACAAAAAAAGCGCCGTTAAAGGCGCCTCTTTTGCTATAAACGAAATGTTGAATTATATACCGCCGCCTGTGCTTAATGAACCTATAGTTCTTGTCAATGCTGTGCCAATTCCTGTGCCTTGTGGAGTTTGTACTGCGTTGTCATATCTGATTGATAGTGTGATTGTAACTGGTTCAGATGTGGCATAAGCTAGAGTGTTGTAGTTTGCTGATTGTACGTATGAGCCGTAAAGTTCCCAAGTTTCTAATACACCCGGAGTTGATGCGCCATTACCACCATCTAGCATTTCAATTCTAGTGGTGAATTTATAATCAATACCTGATGCTGCTGAAGCCTGTTCAAAGAAATCAAATTGTTTTTGCACTTGTTCGCCAACCAATTTAGAAACAGAGTTATTGACATCGTCTCTTAAAGTTAATGTGATAGCTTCCCAAGTGTGTTTGCCGGCTAGGTAAACTCTTGAGTTGTAAACATCCAGTGTTATATCATCAAAAGTTAAATTAGGTCTTGTGACATCAACCACTTGTTTAGTAATTTCTGATCTTGGTGTTGATACACCAAAGTTCTCAAGTATTACTCTAAAACGATACTGAAGTTTTGGCATCAATAAACCTTGTGATGCTGAACTCTGATCGTTTGCTAGTGGTACTGTAAATTTACTTAATGTTGAGATTGCCATATTTTTGTTCCTTTTTATTTACCGAGAGTTATACACCCAAGTTAGCTATTTCTCCTGTGTTTTTAATTCTTAAAGGTATGTAGATAAACTCAACTGATTTCACAGGCTCAATTGCTATGTCCACATACAGTTCATTTCTATCAATTCTTGTGGCAGTGTTGTTTGTTTCGTCGCACACCACTAAGAAGTCATATAATGCTCTTTGACCCACTAATTCTAACAAGAATGATTCGATCGCGCCTTTGATTTCATTTCTTGTTAAAGAATCATTTGGTTCAAATATAAACGGTTTAGCTATCTTATCTAATTGTGATCTTAGATAAACAGTCAATCTTGAAACGTTAATTCTGTCTAGAGCTGAGTTGGTTGAAGTTTTGGTTAAGTTACCAAAGTTCAATATACCTGTGCCTGAGAAGAATGTGATTGGATTTATTTTAACAGAGTGCATGCTGTCTCTGATAGATTCAGTTAAAGAAATCTGTTCAAATTCGCCTGTGGCACTGTCAATGTATCCTACTGAAGTTGCGTTGTCCACAATACCTCTTCGTGTACCAGCTGGTGCAAACCATGGGAATCCCACGTTGTCATTGTTGGCCAATACTCTCAGCATCATGTGACTTGAAGGAACAACAATTGTGTTACCTGTGTTGTCTGTGGTTCTTCCTGATGGATAAAACACACCAAGATAATCACTTGATGTAACCAGTCCCTCATCACCATTGTCAGACGCACCGGCTGTGTTGTTAGCCCAGTTGCTGATTGTTGTAGATGTACCTGCTAATCTCATTGGTGTGTCACCAATAACGAATGCTGTGTTATTTCTGTCAGTGTTTAAATTAACCAATTCAGCGATAACTTCTGGATATCCTGGACATGCAATGATGTTGAATCCTCTTTGGTCTTCTCTGATAGCTTGGTTGGTATTAATTTCTGATTTTAATTGAGCCACAATAACTTTTCTCACAGCTTTTCTACCAAATGTGCCGGAACCGTTGTCATTGTTACCACTCTTAGAAACCCATCTGTCTGGGAAGTAAGTAGCAACAGATTCATTAGAGTATCTAATGTTACCTTTGCCTGATCCCGATCCTGGATAAGTGGTTGTGGTTATGTAATTGCTTCTGTATTCTTTAACGTTATATCCTGATCTCCTAGTGTTGAACAATAGAATTTCTTTTGGATATAAAACTGGATTTGGAGCATCTGGATCTAAGAAGTTGTCACTTAATAGAGCTTTGATTGTGCTGTCTACAGGAGCGCCGCCGGTTGTGTTTGAATCTGTTTTAGCTGAAGCTGTGTTAGATCTTGCATCAGCAAACACGATACCATTTTCTGTGGTTTGATCTGTGTTGTCTAATAATACGAAATCAGATCCATCAGTTAATCCTGTGTCATATCTGTAGATTTTTGGATAGTTTTCTAAATCTGAAGTATCAATCCATATATCACCTTTCACTAGTGCAGTTCCATCTGACTGAGTGGTAGGTTTAGTTGCTGAGAATTGAGGACCATTAGGATCAGTAGCACTTAAAGAAGTTCCACCAAATGTTCCATTTTGATATCCCACCCAAGTTGTACCATTGTGAGTTAAAATATCTGCTTCTAAATTAGTGTTGTACCATAGAGTACCATCTGCTGGTTCGTTGCTTGGCTCTGATGCGGAAGCTGTGTAGCTCAAACGTTTCCAGTTTGAAGCCACAACTAAATTAAGCAATGTTGAATCTTGAGCATATACTGTAGAATCTTCTGTGGTTCCAGCTGGAGTATCATACAAATTATCTACTAGTGTAGCAGAGTTTGCTGTGTATGTTCCATAGCTGTGTGCATTGGCAGCACCAAATCCTGCATCTTCTAGAGCTGTGCCTGAATTGGTATTCCACATTCTAAATTCTCCACCCAGTGCATGTGTCATTCGAATTGCACCGGTTGAAAGTTTAGTTGCAGATACATTCGTTAATCCTGCAGCACTAACAGCAGCCACAAAAGCATCAGCATCTGTGCCAGCTAGAGTGACTGTTACTCCTGAAGCTAGAGCAGACTGAGCTTTTTTAGATTCTGCTATTTTGAAAGTGTGTCCACTAGTGAATACAGGTGTTGTTGTGTTGGAAGTGATTGTTGTTGCACCACCTTGATATCTAAATATTTGGAAATCTTGCACAGTTAAAGTTGTGTCTGTGGAATCCGCTCCAGTGTCACTGTCATACTGCTCGGTCACGTTGTACTGAGTGTATAGGTTACCTGTGGATAATCCTGTTCCACCGTTCACTGGATCTATTCCGTATAGAGCCGAGTGATTGTTAGCATATAATGGAGCACTCACTGTGGTCCAAGCACCTGTGTTTGAACTGTATGTTTTTACTACGATATCAGCACCAGCATTTGGAGTGGTAGTCTTAAACCATACCGAACCTGTAGCTGCATTAAGTTCTCCAGTTTTCCAAAGAGGTCTGTCTGTGTGTGCAGACTGTTTGAAAAGTGCTTGTGTGCCTTGAGCATTAATCCATGATTGGCTGCCCACTTGTACCCAAGTGTTTGAAGAAGTTTTGTAATAGGTTTTATTAGTTACGTGTGTGGTATTAATTGCATAGCTACCAATTGAACCAATAGAAGTTTTAGGAGCTCCTGTAGATATTCCGCCAACTAGATCATCAGTTGATGTGATCACAATTGGTGTAATTTCTGTAAATGCTTGATCAGTTCTTGACCACTCAAATAATCCAAAGCTAGTTGATGATAGATCAAACCAATAAGTTCCATTGGTTGATTCTGCTGTTGGTGCTGTTGCACTGCCTGATAGTTCTGACATGTCAACATTTGCTCTTAATACGAAAGCTCTGTTAGCAATACCCAAGAATGAATAAGCTGCTTGCAAGCCAAATTCGTTTAGCTCATAACCATTCAATGCATTGCCTGATGAATCTGTGTAAAATTTTGGATCACCAAAAGTTTCTGTTAATTCTCTTTGTGAAGAGATCAAATATACTGAATTTGCGTTGGCAGTTTTTGTTCCTGCTGCGATACCGGTGCCTGCACCGTTTAATTTGTCTTGTGCTGAAGCAACAATTATTAGTGGTGTTGTTCCCGCATCTGATGGTACATAGAAACTCTCGTTTATTACTGTGACTTCTACGCCTGGTGATGTTAATGCCATTTTTAATTCTCCTTGCAAGTATAACTGATGTATTTATTGTTCTACACGGTTTTTACGGCGTTATCTTGACAATTTTGGTGCCTATATAGGGCACGTAAATACATGTATGAAACGCCCACTGTGTAACACCTGTAGATCCAAGCCCAGATCGTATGGCTATCGCAAAGGCACCAAAATATACTGGCGCAGTCAGTGTGATACCTGTATACGTAAAAGTAAGAAGTTGCGAGTTAATGGTCCCACACGCTGGTTTTTATCTGGTTATCGTAAAAAAACACGCTGTGAGTTGTGTGGGTTCAAATCCACGCATGAGTCACAAATGGATGTGTTCCACGTGGATGGCAACAAAAATAATGTTTCAGTTTATAATTTAAAAACCATCTGCTCCAACTGTCAGCGTTTAAAAAGCACCCAAGAGTTGGGATGGTCTATTGGTGATTTAGAAGTAGATGCTTGATCATAGCATCTACTTGTATTTTTAAATCTTCTAGATTGCCTGAATTGTCTATTTCGTAGTCAAACTTTTGTCCTATCCAATCCCACTCGCTTTGATGTACTGCTCTCTCTTGCATTTCTTTTTGTGTGGGTATAGGTCCTCGTCTAACCAGCACAACTCGACCTTTTAATGCTCTAATAGTTTCTATTTCATTGATAAATCTTGTGTCACTGAGTACTATTTTTCCACCTTTGTAACGAGCAGTAAAAGAATCTATCCAAATACTGTCATGAAAATGTCCTCGCATGATCTCTGTGCCCCAATACTGTAGCACATATCGTGGAGTCACTGCTCTATCGAGCTTGTTGCTCCAATAAGGATCAATTCTTTCTCTCCACATTCTGCTCTCTTGTGTGGCACCTTCTAATAACTGTCTATCCCAACCAAATATTGCACTGACAGCATCTTTTAATGATTTTGCAAAACTGTCTCTTTGAA